ATCGAGGGTGTCATCAACATCAACAAGAACACAGCTAGCAAATTGTCGAAGTGGAGTTCGCACTCCCGCCATGATAGGTGTGGGAATGTTGAGTTTGTGCTTGCTGATTGCGTCGTAGTATCTTCTGACATACGATAATCTCTTCTCTTTTGGATACTCTGCAAAGATTGTCATTGCAATGAGTGCGTACATGAACTGTGGAGTTTCAAATACGCTACCATTGCTTCGATCTTGAACTAGGTATTTATCCACAACTTGCCGAAGGCCAGCATATGTGAATAGAAAATCACGATGGTGATCTACCCAGGATTCGATTTTTTTGATTTCACTTTCAGTATAGTTGTCTAAGACAGCAGCATCATATACACCCTGATCAACACACTTTGTAATATGAGCGTACAGATCTGGAAGATCTCGCATCTTTCCATACACCTGCTTGCGTACAGAGAACAATAGAAGACGAGCAGCAACAAACTGATAGTTTGGATGCTCCAGGTCGATTAGATCAGAAGCAGAACGAATCAGGATCTCCTGAATTTCTGCCGTAGTAACTCCATCATAAAACTGAATACCAGACTGAATCTCTACTTGAGATGCAGAAACACCCGCCAAACCCTTACATGCCTCATCAACCATGACATGCATTTTTTCTAGGTTGATGGCTTCAATAGTACCATTCCTCTTCTTAACCTTGATGCCGTTACTCATATCTTTTTCCAAGTGTTGAATTTAAGTTTTGCTTCTAAACCAGAGCAGGTGTTTGATTTTACCAGATCTTGAACATCATGTCCAGCAAGGACCATATCATTTATGTCCTTTTCTTCGATGGAAACTGGCCAAATAACTACCCTTCCACCGTTGTTGATTGTACGCTCGATTCTGGATACAATCTCTCTATTGCGTGGTTCGTTGTCATAGATCCAAACAGGATTGCTAATCCCCCAACGACTAACATCAGCGTCAGCTCCACACATAGCAATCGCATTGCGAATAAACGTGCTGTCGAATGGTCCTTCAGTAATGTAGACTCTAGAGTTTCTTTCGATGTTATCAAGTCCATATATTTTTGGTGCTCCCTCCTCAAGCATGATGGTTATGTATTTAACAGATCCAGGACTTAGAGCTCGTCCTTGGAATCCGATGAGATTTTTTTTGTAATAAAGTGGAATGATGATTCTAGACTCTTTACGTAAGTCTTTGTAATCCACACCTTTGAACGATCGCACAAATTCACCAAAGTCTTCCGCATAATAAAAGTCTTTGGGATTGAGTCTACGGTTGCGTAGATAGGTTGCAGCACTTTCCACCTGATCACATAAAGGAAGAATGATCTTCTGTGTAAAAGTAGGTTTTTCAAAAACGAATTCAGGTTCATTGGTCGGGAAATTCTTTCCAGTAAAACCACTCTTGAACTTTTCTAACGTATACTGCTTATGAAGTTGTGGATCTTGATCCTTAAGAAAATTATTGAATGACAAACTAGAACCACAGTTGTGGCACTTGAAGTTTGTATTATTCTTCATAGCATAGATGTATGCTCTAGCCTTGTTCTTATTCTTCTTCGAGTCTCCACAAATGGGACAACGAAAATTATATAGGTTTGGTTTGACTCTCTTAAATTTAGATAGTCTTGTGGAAATCAGACCAATGAATTTGGTGTCGATCAGATCCATTGGCAACTAAAGCGTCTTCGGACATCATACTCGCTTTTTTTACAGGTGTCAATGATCTATAGATTGGAAATGCGATCTGTGCCACCAGTCCCAATGTTGCCAAAACAGCACCTGCACCAATCACAAATCTCTGATTGGCATCTACTTTCTTTTGAATACGATCAATTCTTTCATGAAGGATTCTATGATTCTTCTCTTCCTGATCCTTCATCTCTTCGATCATTTTAATGATTAATTGATTGGATTTATCACCCTCATCCAATCTACTTTCATGCCTTTCCAAAACTACAGCCACTCTATTACTATTTTCAGAAATAGTAGTTACGGCACGTTCTAATTTATCCAACATTTCCTTGGACAAATCCTCGTAAATGTCTAATTTTGATTCAAGAACCTGAAGTTTTCCTAGACCGAACATCTTTTTTTAGCGCCCTAGTAGCGTCTTGATAAAATTTACTTAGTCTCTTATATTTTTTCTTTCTACCATCAAATCCAAGAACAGGATCATAACCAGCAGTGGGAGATCCACTATCAGTTTTGTCACTGCCTTTATAACCAGCTCCACCACCAGCGCCGAGAGACATCTCTTCGCGAACACTTTGAATGAATTTATCTACATATTTATTCATAATCGTCCTCGTCCTCTGGTAGATAATTAATCATATTTGGATAATCAGAGTAATAATCTTTTATTTCATCCAAATGAAAAACATAAAATTTGAATGATGTATATCCTTCGGCAATCATTTTTTGAATTCTATGTTTGCCATCCATACTACGGTATCTTCTACCAGAGTATGTTGTGGATCCATCAAGTAAGAGCCCTGGTCGATTTAAATCAGCACCATGAAATCTCTTACCTTCACAACAAATACAATTTTCACCAGTCAATCTATCTGGGAGATCAAATCCCATCCACTGAATATTATTTAGTTCGACTTCCTTTATTCTGTCCTCAGTCAATAGTGGTGTAAGTCTCCTCATTCTTAGACCACAATATTTTTCTGGAAGTTCTGGAATGGTCCAATCTCCATAAAATTCTTCCCAATGACACATATCAAAATCATCTAAAGAATTTTCATCGTACACAAAAAATTGACTCTTATCATATAAAGTATTCTCATACTTCAATACATAATGATTTTTTAATTCTCTATGCATCTCATACAGTTCACCAGGAATTAAATCTGGATAAACATGAGGCATCCCAACATAACAAAGTTTTTTTGTTGTCACATTTTTCATTATACTTGATTCAATAATTCAAGACAAATTTCATCGATCTCGATATCCGTCAAAGTTGACCTTGGATAATCGTGAAATCGATTTAGAAAGACTAAGAATGTTTTGGCACAAGGCCACAATTCCTGTTCCAACTTATAGAACAACAGAGGAACTGTTGCTTCGCCAAATACGTTAAAAAGAATTATGAGATGATTTAGTATGAGATTAGTTTTTAATATACCAGTAGACTCGTATCTCTTAAAAAGTCTTTTGACATATTTAAAACGCTTTAAATCGTCATAAAAATCGTCCTCAGTTACTGCCTGAGGACTGTCATAATATTTAATAGCGAAGAGTAGATAATTTTTATCATTCAACTCAGAAAAATTCATTTATCATGTAATGGGATATGCTCTGTTACCTGTGGTGATTCCAGACATTGCGACTAGAGTTTCTGTCTTAATGCGAAGTTCGCCGTGGTTATCGGTATAGGTGGTGACTCCTACCCATCCTCCATGCGAAACGGCATCAAGATAATCGCTTCTACCCCCAGGCTCTCCAAGAATTCCCTCAGTGACAGCAAAGATTTTGGAATTGTATCCACGCTGATCATCAGCGGAGGAAGGTGCATATGCGGGATCTTCGTCAACACTCACAGGCTGAGTGCTGAACTTCATGTATCTAGTTGTGTAATCGTTGTCAGCACCAAAGTCTCTGTCATCTACGGCAGAAGTTGTGATGCTCATGCTGGTGCTGCTGGCGATTGAAGTGATAACTCCAAAACCAGAGGTTTGACCAGCACCTAGTAGGATAGTGTTGCCAACCTCAAGGTTGGTGAAAGTACAAACACCAATGCCACCAGTTACAGCACCAGCGGAAGTGACGGTCACAATACCGAGACCGCTTCCTACGTTGGCAAGTGCATTAATTGAACTTACACCGATGTTGTCGTTATTACTCCAAAGAGCCATGTGTCTTGCCCTGCGTTAAACTTTATTATAATGATATTTATAAAAACAGGAGACCTCTGAATGAGGTCTCCTTTATAATCACTCTTCGTCTTGGCGAGTCCTAATTGCTTGGATTACAGTAAGCAATAGTTTATCATCCATGTCAGTCTTGGTCAGCTTGACAGCCTTCTCAAGAATGACAATACAAATGTCAATTAGTTTCTCACCTAGTTCTTCATTATCAGGAATTTTAGCAACAGCATCAGTGATGATTTTTGATGCTAGTGGTAGTAAAAAAGAAAGCATGATCTTTTGTCAAAGGACTATCAATATATATTCAACTTATCTTCTCTTAAGATTGACCGCCTTGCTTAGGATTAATAATCACTTTATTCTTCCCCTTCATACCAGTAACTTTCTTCTCAGTATCAGCGTCCATCTCATCACCCATTTCATGGATGAACTCCTCTCTCCAGTTATTAAACTGGGTGGATTCTTTGCGAGTAAACTCTTCATTACTCTGCTTATTCTGACGCATGGTCTCTTTAGTTTGAGTGGATGGACGAGCAGTTCCACGACCACTACCTTTTGCAGGAGATACAAGTGCTCTAGCAACCTTTGCTACTGGATGATCTGATTTTCTTAAAAATTCTACTGGACCTTCTTCTAGTTCTTGACCTTCAGTCTCAACTGATTCCAATCCCATTCTCTGCTTTCTTAAATCACCACCAAAAGCATTTCCCTTTAGTGTTGCTCCTTTACGTGCTTTATCTAAAGCTTTATCCGCTTTTGGTTTAAAGACCTTTTTGATAATAGCTGGTGCGGCAGCTAGACCAGCAAGAGCAGCACCAGCTGCTAGAGGTGCAATTTCATCGACTTGCTCTAATTCTTCATTGCGACTTGCCATGGCTTTACCAATAGCAGAACGACGCTTTAGAAGATACTTATCAGACTTGTCCTTATCACCATCATTATCAACATCACCATCCTCTTTACCGACAGGATCTAAACCTTTTCCAGATGTTGTGGCAGCAGTCTGTTCACCTTTCTTAGCCTCACCTTCATAAGGTGATCCATATTCTGTCATCTCGACAGATTTGATATTGGGGTTGGCGCGAAGTGAATTGATTTTCTCTCTAGTTGCAAAGCGAACATAAGTTCTGCCACTTGCTTTATCAGTTACACGAATCTTGAACTTCTTATTAGGACCTTCACCCTTAGTTTCTTCTTCTAATTCCTCACCTACGGGCTCACCATGCTTATTTTTATCGTGATGAGGACCCTCAAAAGTTCCCTTTATCTTTCTAATTGTTTCTTCCTTATTGGCAATAATCTGCTTTTGAATTGGGCTGTATGCCTCACCAAATAGTTTTTGCTTAACTGCATCCTTCTCAGGACCAGTCATAGTGGTGTTACCCATGTACTGACTATATGCCGCTTTTAGATCCACACCCTCTCTACGGGCACGATATCTAATGTCATATACAGCTTGACGAACCTTTTTCGCGGACTTTTCTTCAGTGTTTCCGCCCTCAGATGAGGCAGCATCACTCTTAGCAGCGGGTTTATCACCACCAGAGGATACAACAGGTCCACCTACTTTTCTTGCTGGGAGTTCTTCAAAAAAAGTTCTATTCATCGTCTTTAACTACGGGTACGCTTTTTCCTGCTTTTATTTATGAATGACCGAACCTTCTCTCTTGGAGTCATGCGCTGAACATACTCTCTGTAGGAATCTGTTCCAATTTCATGCACCTCATTTAGGTCTTTAATCCAAGATTTGAACAAATATCCCTCTCTAGTAACAGAAATGATGTGATTTGCACCTCTTCTAATTACCTTTCCAATGAATCCAGTGGTTAAACTTTCAACAAAAGATCCAACTTTGAATAGATTTCCTGAAATAAAATTCTCTCTAAGACCTTTCCAATCGTACTTGGGTGCAATATTCCAGAGTTCATACCCCTCTTCAATACCCATTCTTTGACGAACAGTCAAAAACATTGTCTCTGCATCTTTGGGTTTGATTGTCCCAGGAAGTCCAGATGCAAAGGTCTCAAAGTCACCTTCGGCAGCTGCTTTTCTCATTTTGGATGCAGACATTCCCTCCACACCCTCAGAATCTGGGTCACGATCACCCGCAGAAATCACATTGATCTTCTCAAATGAATACAGAGAACCATTATACTTATTAGCTAAGTTCTCAAATTCTGCTTGGCGATCCGCACCAACAACGATATTTACCTCACTGTGACCATCCTCATGCGCTCTCTTGAGAACATCAAAGATAGTTCTCATCTTAGTGTCATGCACAATATTATTTGCATGATCAGGGAACATGGTCTTCATGAATTCAACTTTGGTTAGTGAATCCAATGGATTTTTCTTAGGATCTTCACTGTGGGATGGGTAAATTTTGTATTCACCAGTACCAGCAGTGGTTTTGATGTGATTGATTAGTTTTTCATGACCAGTTGTGGGTGGATTGAAGCGACCAAATCCCACGGTAAGAGTCCCCTTTGTCTTCTCGATGGGGGGAGCCATGTCTGGTTCTTGTTGCGTTTGCTGCTGTTGTGGATCCTGCTGAGGACTTTTGACCGTCTTGGAGAAGATCTTGAGTTGACCGCGCACAGTTTTAGCGACAAGGTTTCCTTCACGGTCATAATAGTCCCCATGACCGTCTCCTGTCAAGCCCATCGCCTTTGCTTGGGCGGCGGCTCTCGATGCTTCTGTGATGAACGCTAGAAATCTTTTCATATTATTATTTATTGGTTCAGTTCAATTAGACGGATTGAGAGGGGAATTCCTCTGACGAGTTAAAGGAGATGGAGCATTTATACAATCAACACCATCCCAATGAATCCTATCCTCATCTTCTCTATTATCCAAATCAAATCCAGACACTCTAGGGAATTTATCCATCAACAAAGCAGTAGAAAATCTATAAGTTCCCTGAGATGCGGATCCTTTTGTTCTTATTCTTAATCTCATACTTGCACCAGAATTCAAAAATTTAGTTGCTCCTAGATGCCTAAGTCCATTTGGATCTCTATTCAAATAATACAATCCATATCCACCAATTTGTATATAATTTACTCCTTTTGAACTGTAATATGTTGAAAAAGCTCTAGCAAATCCATCACCTGTAATATAGGAACTTTTATATTTTTCAAGATCCGCTTTTTTTTCTTCCTCAGAAACTTGTTTACTATTTGAATAATTAAATAAATTTGGTTTTCCAGGCCAAACTCTATTAATCTGAGATACTACATTCATACTATTAAGAAGTCTTCTCATCTCCATAGCTTCAGGAGTATTCTTTCCACTAAGACTCCAAGATGATCCATTGTGAGTTAAACTTGCTTGCCCATAGTCTGCATTTGGATTCAATTTAACTTCAATCTTTAATTTTGCACCTTGTTTTGGTTGCCTTACAGTTGCACTATTATATTTTGGAACCCATAGTTCAAGATCTGCAGCAGTTGAATCCGCGCCAGCTGGAGAAAATCCTACAGGAATCATTCCTATATCCCTATATTGATTATATAATTTACCCTCATAAGCAAATCCCAGATTTAAATTTTTACCTGATCCAGATGATGCCCAGTCTTCATAATCTGGATCTGCACCATATAGTCCAGATGGATCTTCGTAAACTGCCATAAAAAAAAGAGGCCTTTGCCTCTATTTATTTTATTCAGTTGTATCTTGCTCGTCCTCTTTTTTATTAAATCCAAATGGACCTTCTTTTTCGTCAAGTGCAAGTTTTAGTGCAATACCACCGACTGCTTCCATAACTTTTAAAACTTGTTCAGGTTTTACATCTTCACCAAGTTCTTTGGCAACATACCAATACTTTGGCCAGAATGTTTCTCCTGCTTTTTGATAATCTTCAAGTGTTAGTAGTTTCATGTAAAATTAGTTAGAGAATGATAAACTGCTTCAATATGCATATTGCCATGAATATAACCAGCAATGATTATACCAATAGCGAATAAAAAACATGCTACCAGTGATAGCACTAATGGTACTGTTGGATTACTTCCCGACGCCATAATCAGGTGCGTTTTTCTTTTCCAGTTCTCGAATGTTTTGATGTAGTCGTTCTAATGCTTCACGCATTTCGGGTGTTTCTTCCCACTCCCAAGTATCCCCCTTTGAGTTCTTCTTTGACTTTTTACTCATTTCCAGCCTCCTTTTAGAACCCACTCATCGTGGTATTGGTTTTTCCATGAACTGCTGATTCCGTAGGATGGTTGAATCACTTGCTCAATGTACCTACGGTTTTCTCTGGCAATATTTAGACTCTCTGCTTCGAGAGTCTTAACTCGTCCGTCTATTTGTGAGGACCACCAGACAGCACCCGAAGCTTGAACCAGCAGGAAAGATACGATAGCAAAGGGGATTTTGAGATCATTCACAGATCACCTTCCTTACGATTTTCGGAATAGTGGACATCAAAGTTGCCACCAGGATAACGGGCAACCAGTTTCTCAACATTCATCTCCATGATTTCATCGAGAGAAGTGCCAAGACCCATACATGCTTGAGCAACATACCACATGATGTCACCCAGCTCACGCTTTAGATGGAACATGTTCTCTTCATTGACAGGTTTGCCTTGGAAGATAATCTTCTTAACAACTTCAGTAAACTCACCTGCTTCAGCACACATTCCTACAGCAGCAGTAAGCAGTCGCTCGGAGTGAAAACCTTGACCTTCAATTTCTTGGAGACGATAGATAAACGCTTCGTGGTCTTTTGACGGTTGCGACGTGACCGCATCGACAAATTCAACATACTTCTTAGTGTCAACGCTCATAGGTTTAATTGAATACCTCTTTATTTTACACGATATCGTACAAAAATGCAATACTTACTCTAGGCTCATCTGTGTGTGAGAGTGGAGATGCGCCATAGTGTTCCCACTCTGATGGAAAACAAGCACCGTAATTGGGAATAAAAGTAGTGTAGCAATATTCCTCAAGATGTGGATTATAAACTACATTTTCACCACCCCATTGAACATTCCAGTTACTATTTGCAAATAAAACGAAAGTTAATCTTCCAGGATTAAAATCGTCAGTGTGAAAAACACTACCTTTTTGTCCAGATGTGGCAAGATTTGTATGGATGCGAAATGAATTTAATGGTCTACGAAGAACTTTCATCAACTTATATTTGATGATTGTCTGAGCTTCCCTAAAGACAATATTAGTGTTCTTATAGTTCCGACACTGTGTCCAAAATATTGGATCATTATCACAATAAGATTGATTCGTCAATCTCCAATCAATCAATTCATCCTGAATAGATTCAAACAATCTATCAGGAAGAACATTTGACATTTTTATTGGATAATTGCGCTCATCAAACATTAGAAACTCAGTTTTGCAAATTTATCTTTCGGTGAAAACTGATTCTCTTCTTCATCCAAACCACCATCAATAATGTTTTGCTGACTCTGCTCACAATCATAGAGTCGCATCTTTGCGCGATCAATGCCAAGGATGAATCGTTTGTAAACTGAAATATCATTATATCGATTTTTCAGTTGCTTTACCATAATTTGTCCGAGTTCCTGAAGCTCATCTGTAGAAATAAGGGCAAACATAAGATCAGCAGTAGCAGGGAGACCAAAGGACTCTGAAGTGTCAGTAAGGTCAATATCAGAGCTAGCATAACCAGAACGAGTGGTCTGCGTGGCAGAAACGATAGGGACGTTTGCTTCAACAGCCAACCCTCTAAGTTCTTCTGCAATAGACTTAATATACGAATATGAATTGACATTGCCGTTTCCGCGATAACGGGAGGAAGCACATATATTAAGGTAATCAATGAAAATAATATCAGGTCTAAATGACTTCTTAAGTGCAAGTTCATTAAGCAGTGCCTTAAAGTGTCCACTGTGGGCGCTCGCGGTGGGATACTCTTTGATGATCAAGTTGCCCTGAGTCTTCTTTGCAAGGTTTGATACCTTACTCTCAAACATAGGACGAGGAAGATCTGTAATCTCTTGTATATTTACATTCAAAAGATTCGCGTCAATTCTCTCAGCAATTTTTTCTTCTGCCATCTCCATA